GCCCTACCCCCCCCCCTTAATGAAACGCGCAGGGGCTAGCCTGCCGCGACCGAGGATCGTGCAGCATCGTGGGGTGAGATGGGATGGGAGGGGGTGGCTAGCCCCCGGGGCATCATCTCCAGGTAGCTGGGTTCATCGCCACTGCCATGCCAACCGCTATGCCCAGCGTAATTGCCCCGCTGATGGCTACGAATGCTGCGTGCTTGATTGCTTCGATCATCTCTATCTCCAGGTGTTGCATCGGTCAGCGGCTGCTGTTTGATGCGATGAATGAACTATAGCAAGCGAACAGAGCATTGTCAACTATTTAATAGCGTAGTGTTTTCCCTAGTGCACAGACGCTAGGCTTGGTGTACATTTACATCACTGCGCGACATGACTAACAGACAGCGCAGCAACCAACCAAGGAAACAAAATGCACGACGCACGCCACATCGCACTCAGTAAAGAAGCCGCAAAGATTCGCAGCCGCGCCTTTCGATTGGCAGTTGAAGAGGTCATTGACATCGGTTTCGTGAACGCTAACGACACCGTTTTTCTTGAGAAGACGAAAGCAGCGTCCGACTGGGGTTGGCTGTTTGACGGCACTATCGCCATCGAGTTATCTAGCAGAGAGCCAGACCAGCGTTTGAATCGTTGGTTTGCAGAGCAAGGCATCGCGTTTTAAACCACCACATGGGGCTCCGGCCCCAGCAACCAACCTGGAGATAGAGACATGCGCACCAAGCAACTGACAAAGAAGATTCGTTACGCAGTGGATGCAGAGGGCGATGCTGTGCTGTTTGCTCTGAATGATTCGGGCAAATGGGCTCAATTCGGGAGCTGTCACTACTCTGTTGTTAGCGCGATTTTGAACAAGACGATTGCCCTCAAAGACGCTATCCCCCTCGTTCGCTTCATCTAACACCCCGGGGCTCCGGCCCCATCAACGAAAGCACATAATGAACTACGACCAAGCCCTTGCCGAATACCACGCGACAGCAAAAGCACTGTACGCATTCACCAAAGATCTGATGGCAGCAGCGTCTCCTTCGTATCCCCACAGAGCTGCTCTGAACGCTGCTAGAAAAGCGCACGACGATGCCTGGGATGCTTTGCGAGCAGCTAAGAGGATTCAATCATGAAAGACGCTCTTTTCGCCATCGGCATCGGCATCATCGCCGGCCTAGTCTTCGGCTGGTACTTCTGATGTACTGCCCGAAGTGCCAAGCCCCTGCCCGTGTGCTAGAAACGCGCCACAGCCCTCGCCACGGCGTTAAACGGCGACGCCTAGGGTGTACGTCCTGCGGATACCGTTGGACGATCCTGGGCGACACCGCGTACTACCTCGGAAAGATCGGGGGGGCCAAATGAACCCCACCATCCTCGAGGCCGATCGCCTGCTGGCCGAGGCAAACCTGCCCAAGTACAGCGAGGCAATGAGCGCTCTGCTCGCACTGGCACGCGAGATCGGCTCAATGCCGAACGTCGATCAGCATCAAGTGTTCAAAGCGTGGGTGCTGCTCGACAGATACAGCGCCAACTCAAAATGACCCACCAGACTCACCAAAAGGCTCCACGATCGTCGCATCAATGATCTCACCAGAGATGAGCCGTGCCTTGGCCGCCTCCAATGCATCATTAATACTAATACCCGTGTGTACTATTTCATGCTTTTGAGTTTCTGCCCAGCGCATTTGAGTTTTAGTCCACCATATAAGTGAACCAGTATCTCCGGCCATGGCCTTATCGAATAAGGTCTTGCCAACCTTGCCATTAGCCCTAGCCCTGCCAACCTCTAATTCTCTTTTGAAATGAGTGCGCAGGGTATCAATATGAATGCCGTCCCTGACCAGCGCCGCGATACTCTCTTGCTGTAGCCCATATCCGGACAGCTTCTCGACAAAGCTTTGCTCCTCCTCAGTCGGCACGAACGCAGGCCTACCCGCCCCCGGCCGAGCACCTCCGACATTCGATCTAATTTCTTGATCTGGTTTTTCACCACCCACAATCCCATCATCCATGTTAGCGCTCCCTAACTTGTTTAAAGACTGCGTCGAATCTTGGCGATATCTGGCATATCGTCTGAGCAACCATCCTTGTATTCATCGAGCTCGGACAGCACGCGATGCACTACCGCTGGATCGCACTTGTCACGCACGATCATGTGCAAGGCTTGAATGAAAACCATAGTTTTACATTGCTCAAATGTGGCCTTTTGAACTTCCATATTGCAAGCGCCCCATGACGATTCAGAAGCGCCTTTAAACAACCTCTGGCCTTGTGCTGGCCACTTCTGCAAACCGACTTGACCGTCACCTGTCCAGATGACCATGTATTCCTTAATGCTCTTGCTCTTGCTCATTGTTTAGTCCAAAACAAAAGCCCTTGGGGACAGTCTCAGGCTTTGGGCCTGTTGGCGGACACCGAGTAGGTGCAGACTGTCCTCAAGGGCTTACTCTAAGAACCGCCGCCAAGCGGCTTGTGTGACATTTCTTCTTGTCACACCCCATTTTTTTTCCTGTGACCTGAACCCCCTGTGACAAGTGTGACAGAGTTATCTGGCCCTTAGGGGCCAGTATAACAACCTGTCACGCATTGTCAACCCCTTCAGCCGTGTGACAATCGTTACATGTCACACCATGTCACACCTGTCACACCTGTCACACCGCCCCATTTCCGTAAGATTTCAGACCCATAAAACACCCGGCGAACACCGTAGCCATGGCGTGTTCTGTCACCTGATAACCGCCTTGGACCTCGCGCATAATTCCGTTGTCTTTGAGCTTTTTCCTGGCGCGGGACAGTGCTTGCCTGCGGTTCGCGGGGGTGGCGTGCTGCCCATTTTTTTCTTCCTGGTCGTTCCATGCTTCAGCGCAGACGAATGGCAAGTCTTCTGGGGATCGGTTGTAGCCACATGCATCAATCGCGGCTTCAAGCATAGCTATAGCCTCTGGCACGCCCTTGGCCAATCCAGCGGATGATGCCTGTTCGTTTTCTGGCTTGATCCCGGGTGTAGCGATGACGGTGTTTATTGGGTCTCCGAAATTGTCTAGCGCCGTCGGGTGATTTACTGGCTTCAAATCAAAATACATGGGATCAAAGTGCCGTCCGCGGAATTTTTGGCCATGTGCAAATAGCTCTGTTATGGTTTCGCCGGGCTCACGCCACAAGCACAGGCACCCATCAATGGAGCCGACAAAAGCGCCACCTCCACGCGGGAGAAGGCTTTCTTTTGTCGCGCCTTTGGATGGATGCATCAGAGCGATAGTGCATGGCATACCGAGCGGGGCCATTAGCTCACGCATGGCAATTGCTAACGCGTGCATGGCCCGGTTGTCGTTTTCATCGTCTGCACTGCTGTGAGCTGGACCAGTATCAATAAACATCAGCTCATAAGGGCCATGCGCCACAGCCTCCGACGCAAACCGCGCAAGCTGCAAACCGTCATCAATTGCAAAAGGGCGGCGCGTGAAGTAGATGCGGCCATGCAGTGCGTCAACGCTTAAGCCCATTTCTAGCAACATCACCTCCATTCGCAAACGCACGTCCTGAGGGTTTTCGCCGCACAGGAACAAGACCTTGCAAGGCATCGTTTTCTTACCCATCAGCGGCCTTCCAAGCGCCATCATGACGGCCATATACAGGCTCACGGAGGTCTTGCCGCTGCCGGGGTTCGCTGTCATGGCGTACAGCCAACCACGCGCCAGAATATGCTGCCAGACGTAAGATATACCAACGCCTTCAGACATGAATTCACTGATCGGCACCACATTGGCTAATGCCTCAACGTGCTGCGGAGTTAGCAAGTCTTTCAGATCGTTCCCCGCCTGAGCAAAATCGTTAGCATCCCCTGGGGTTGGAATCAGAATCATTCTTGCCCCATATTTCGCTGATGCTTGCTCTGCATATCGCTGACCGATTCCGCTCTCGTCATGGTCTGCCACAATCACCAGCTCTTGAGTTGGCATCTGGTCACGCAAAGAACCAGTGACCGGAACAAGATTGCCTGCACTGTATGCAACAATGCAGGGGCGGTTCGTTACTTGGTGGATGGTGGCTGCTGTGGCAAATCCCTCAGCTATGTAAAGCACGCCCGGCTGATCGAGGGTGCCGAGCATCCAGTACATCCCGCCCGTCTGGCCGCCCGAGTGATAGAGCTTCCCGCCTGCCTCATCAATGTACTGAAGGCTTGAGAGTTCGCCCTCTGGGCTGAAGAGCGGCAGCATCAAGCGCCCGTCACCCGTAACCCGGGCTCCGTGTGCCTCGATGCCCTTACGCTTGAGGTATGGATGCTCCGGGCTTGCCTGAACACCACCCGACCAGATCGTTTCAACTGTGCTTGCGGCAACGCTTCGATCTCGCTCTATTTCTGCGTCTCGCTGTTTTTTAGCAGCAGCCACCCGGGCAATGTGAGCCATTTCTTCTGCCGGAGTCCACTTCTTCCCGCCCACATCGGCCTTGACTGTTTGCGTAATGTCTTCGCGCCAGCAGCCGAATGTAATGCAGGGGATGCCATCGGCATGGCCCACATACCACCCGCTGCGGTCAAACTTTTTTGATTCGGTGGATCTGAATCTGCGCAGCTTGCCATCAAGAATGATCTCGGGCACCTCTAGGCCCGCTCGCCGAATTGCCTCGGCAAATTGCACTTCCGGCGCCTGGGGCACAGGGCTCACTGGGGGCGACCAGGGGCCGCCTAAGATCTTAGATAGATCAGCCATGGCGCAGGACAGATTGGGCACTG